GTGCTGAGTTCGGGAACGTCGATATGTTCCCCGATTGAGTAGTTGGTTGAGGTATTTGATTGAATCGCCGCGATTTTAGCCTCGGTAATGCTAAAAACGTTTTGTTGAGTGTCCATGTTTGTCATAATTGTTTCCCTTTCTTATTTTTTGTCTGTTATCATTACGTTTTGTTCAAAATCTATGCGCTGAATTATGTAATCCTCAAGTCCGTCAACAATCATCGGCTCGTTTAAGGTTACTTTTGCGGGTGTTATTGCAAGCCCCCAGGTGTTGTCATTTATAAAATTAGCTAAGTTTGCGCTCAGTTGCAGACATTCCATTTCGTTTTCTTCATCCGCTGCGGAATAAATCAAGAACGCATTTGTTTGAAGGGTGTTGTTCATTTTACCCTTCATTCCCTTAAAATCTTCGCGCGGGACAAGAACCGGAATGTTAATAACAATCGTCGGGAGCGCAAAATCGTCGGAAAGCCGCTTGAAAACGGTTACATGATGTCCGGGGTATTGCGCCCGCAAAGCCTTTTCAATAGCTTCCTTATAGTTTGTTATTTCTTTTCCGTTTGCCATTTTAATTTTGACCTCAATGCGTCCGTAAGTTTTTTCGGAATTTGTTTTTGTAAGTCGTTGCCGATATTGAGCGCGGATTCTTTATAAGAATAATCCTGTTTCGCAATCGGCAGGCGGTTTTTGCCGCTGCGCTTCATTACCTGATAAGGAACAACGGCAGCCGAGCCGTTATTCCGTGTAATAGGCATTAAAAAAGCACCCTCACGGAATATTGAACCCCCCACCCCTGCCGAAACACCGGCGCGCGGACTTTTGTGTCGTTTTGTGCCGCCTTTACCGTATTGCTTTGGTTTCAAGCGTGCAAGCGAAATTTTATAAACCCCGAGCCAAAGCCGCGCGGTTTTGTCGCCCGGGTTCGTCGTGGTGTAAACCCTTGAAGCCCCTTTTGTATTCTTTTCTGTAAGCGGCTTTTGCTGAAGGCTGTTTTCTTTTGCAATTCTTTTCACAAGCTGGCTTTTCATCCAGCCCACCGCCTGTTTGAGCGCGTAGTTTGAAGCAACATCAAGCTCTCTGTCGGTAGCACTGAAAAACCTTTGCAGTCTCTTGATTTCGTCTTTTTCAATTTTTGCTTCAATCATTATTTCGTCAACTCTATGGTTGCAAGTCCCGTGCCGTCGGGCAGGTTGCTAAAAACTTTATATGTTCCTTTGTCCTCAATATTTACGCTTGTGCCGCGCACAATAACATCTTTCGGAGTGTCGGCTTCAATACAAGTCAAGCGCGGTTTTGCCGCCTGTACAGTCATGAACCCCATTTCCGGGTTCGCATAGGATTCATCATAAATCCCGAGCAGGTCGTTGCCCTCAGCGTCTTTGTCAATGACAGTTCCGTCCGCAAGGGTGAAAACCAGCTTTGAGCCGAACTCTTTTATGAATATGCGTAAATTTTCCTGAAACATTTTAAACCTTTTTAAAAAAGGCAGGGGAGTAAATCCCCCGCGCTTTTATGCGTTGATTTTAATTTGAGCGGTCGCAGTACCCGAAGCTGCCGGAGCGACTGCGTAGCCTGCAAGAATATTGCCCGTGCTTGTGCCGGTAATATTGCCTGCGGTTGCGTTATAGTAAACCGCTTGCGCGAACGTGAACGCCTCTGCCGCTTTCGGCAGTTCAAACACGCCTTCGGCGAATACGCTGCCTGTTGCTTGCGACAAAATGGTTTCTGCCGCAACAAAAACTCTGCCCATGCCGGCAATAATATCAAGATAATTAATTGCCTCTGAGCCTGTGTTTAGATAATCCAAGCGCTTGCCGTCTTGAATAAATTGAGTTGCTTTTGCCATGGTTGGTTTCCCTTTCTTATGCCGAGCCTTGCTCCGCAAGGCGAGACAAAAGCTCTGCTTATGTTCTTGTAGTAATTACGACCTTTTATAAAAGGGGGATAAAATCCTCCTCAGATTATGCTGCTGCGCCCGGGTTTTTGTACAAACCTCTGTAATCAAGGGCTGTTACACCGAAGTCGTCAAAAATTCTCCACTTGATACCCAGGTAATCGAAGCCGACCTGTGATTCAAGCTGCGGCTGTTCGTTGCCGTTGAGGTATGTTACTTCGATTGTGTCGCAATCCGCAGGGTTTGCCGCAAAATAGTAAGCGGTTTCGCTGTAATTGTCGAGTTCCGCGTCCACAATGATATTCATGGAGTTTTGGAACACGTTTATAACGTTCGCGTTCACTTGCGACGGGTCGGACATAGAACGCAACAGTTGTGCTGCGGCAACTTCCAAATCCGTCGGAACAAGCAAGAACGCAGCCGAAATGTTCAAGGTTTCATTACCTCTCAGATTCTTTTGTTTACGCATTGCCTTTCTTGCGTCTGAAAGAGTGCTGGTTGAAAGCACCGCCCCTGTTGACGCAAGGTTTTTATGCTGCGTGTGGAATAATGACTTGCCCTTGTATTGCCCTTCACACAGGGTTTTATAAACAAGGCGGTTTCTTCCGCGTAGTGCCGCTCTGATATATGCCTGCGGAATTTTTACCAAAACACCGAGGTCATCGTTAATCATAGCCTGACGGGTGAATCCAAAAGAACGCCCGTAAGTAATCACCTTTTTGGTTACGCCGACATCTTTCATCTCGTCAAACTTGAATTCGCCTTGCTGTGTCATTGGAAGCAAATCGCCAGCCTCTGAAATCTGATAATGAGTTGCCTCTTTGAAATCAGGGTTGCTGCCTTTGCCTGTCCACTGTTCGTAAGTCGTCGGCGCAGCTTTGTAAGCTGTTGCCATTGCCTTGCCGACAGTATTGTCCAAAATCGACACAAACTGCGAATCAGGCGTTACGGCTCTGCGGAACAGCTCGTCGTCGTTCAAGCGGTGTGCGTTTTGTACACCCGTGCGCCCTAAGCATTCAACAGCCAAGTCGCGCAATTTGATACCACGGAAAGAATCTGCACCCGCAGAAGGCTTTTCAATGGCAACACCGGCTCTCAAAAGCAGCCCGTCTGTTGCGGCTGAACGGAATTTGTCTTGTTCCGCTGCCAAAATAACAACGTTCGGGTTTGCACCTTCAAGTGCCGTGCGCTCATTTTTGACTTTTGCCAAAATCGCACCGCGCACATTGCTGACACTTTTGCCGCCTTTGATGTAAGGAACGGGGTCAACATCAAAATCGCGGCAAATTGTCGCAATTTCAACGGCGCGTTTTGATTCACGCTTAACGGCTTTGAGTGAACGTTTGTCGTCGTCCTCCTCATCTGCATCGTTTTCGCCCTCCTCATCTGCATCGTTTTCGCCCTCCTCATCTGCATTTTCTTCTTCCGCAGCGTTTTCCCCCTCGTCGTCGTTTTCTTCGTCGTCAGGGTTATCGCCCTCTGCTCTTTGTTGGACTGCTGCACACATTGAGCGAATTTCTTTGTCTGAAAAGCCTTTTGCGACAAGTGCGTCGTAATCAAGCCCCAAACTTCTGCATAGTGTTTTTAGTTTCATGGTTCTTTTCCCTTTCTGTACGTTCTGTACATTTGTATTTGTTTCGTTTTCTCTATTTACACCCACACTGTCATCGGCGGGGACTGATACAATCGACACCTCAAACGGTGTCCATTTTGTCGCAACAAAACAAACCCCGGTAAACCGTCCGTTCTCCGATGTTTCGCCTGCGGCAACTTCTTCCCAAGTGTCAACGGAATATCCAACTGAAACCCCGCGCAATATTCCCTTTTTAACTTTTCGGAAAATCTTTTCAGAATCGTCGTCGTCGTCGAAATATAAATCCGCATAACAACGTTTTTCAGTCGAATTAAGCTCGGGGTCTTTTGGAATGCCGATAACAATGTCGCGGTTATGGTTAAAAAGGCTCACGCCGATTTCCTTTAAGCGTGCAAGGTCAACGCAACCTTCGTCATGGCAAAGGATTTCGTCGCCCCAAAAACGTTTCACAGGCTGTTCGCTTGAGAACGAAACCCGCACCGTTCTTTTTTCTTCGTCAACTTCCCGCACCTCAAAAGCAAAAGTTCGCTTTTGCTGAATACCCGTTTGTGGTTTATTTTTTCCCGGCATTGTTATCCTCCAAACTTTTTTCAAAATCTATTTCTTTTTTGCGCTGCGCCATAACTTCGCGCCAGTCCCTACCCGATTTTGCGCAAATATCCTCGAGAGTTACCTGATTGCTTTCAAGAGCTTCAGCGTTCGCTTTGACCTCTTTGAGCGGGTCAATCCAATCACTACCCGGCGCAATCCAATCGTGGTTTAAATAATCCTCTTTATTTGTGAAAAAGTCGGGAATATTCAGCTTATCTGCAAGAACCGCCTGCGTAATAAATTCGCGCCAAACTTTCTCGCATAAGTGCCGCTTGATGTACTCTTGCAGCATTTCGTAAGTTTTTTTGTCCTCAATCAAGCCCTGACGCGCGGATGAGTAGTTGACCTCAGACATATCGCGCGCAACCGCTTCATAACTCAAGCCCTGACCGGCTGCAATAAGACGCTGCTGCGACGCAATAAATTCTTTTGCGTTGCTTGCCTGCCCTGAAGGATTGACCGAGGTTACATCGTCGCCCGGCATCAATTCTGTTACAAGCCCCGGGGAAAGCGTTTTGACCGCATAACCTGTTTTTTCATCTTTCGGCGACGCAATGTTGCTGCCTCTGCCAACACCGCCGCCCGGAATTGCTTTTTTAATAAATACCGAAAGACACGCCAAAACCCGCTCTTTTATTGACACGGCTTCGGAATATTCGTTCACATCCCGAACCCGGTTGATAGTGTTTGCCAGCTTTGGAACTTCGCGCAGCTGCGAAGGTCTGATTTTCTTGCGTAAATAAATGACCCGTTCGGCATCAATTCTTTTGCTGTCGCCAAGAATAAGCCCGTCGGGAGTTATTGTTTTGAGCCAAAACGCAACAGGTTTGTTATATTCGTTTACCTCAATTCCGTTTATAATACGGTTTTCACCGGCTGCGCCATAGCTGAAACGGGTGCTGTCAATCTCGTCAACCTCGCGCATTTGCAAAATAAGCGGGATTTCGGCATTTTTGTAAGGATTGTCCGATAAAACAAAGAGAATGCCGCCGTCAGCAATCATTCTGCGGGTTGCCATTCCCTGCATTTCGCCGAATGTGGATTCGCCCGTTATATCGCAATTTTCAGGACGACACCAGCGTTCCCACAACTTCTCCATGGTTTTGCCGAGTTTTTCGTCCTCGTTGCCATCTTTGCCGATGGGCTTTGCCTGAACGTGCATGCCTGTTCTGATAACGTTTCGCTCAAACGTCCCGATAATAGCTTCGGCAATATCAGCGTTATTTTCTAAGTCCCGGCTGCGCGCCCGGATGATGTCGCGCTGACCCTGATTCATTTGTTCGGCAGGCGCATTGATTGCAACCCAGCCCGAATTATTTCCGGCACGGCTGCCGCTGTCATATCCTCGTATGCCTTGCTTCCATGCAATGCGTTCATAAGCGGCGCGGGGATTGATAAAACTTAAAGTTCTGTCAATCCAGTCCATTTTTACGTCATTTGCCATACTCACCTTTTATCAAACCTTGCGACGTAAGTGTTTAAGCCGAAGCCGTTGTTTTGTTCGGCAGCGAGGCGTGATTGCAATGCCGCTCGCTCATCGTACAAATCTTTGAGGTTTGCGCGCTTCAGCTGCCGGTTGTTGATTTTATATTCCTGTGCGCCGCTTTCAATAGCTTTTATGGCTTCGTTTATTTGAATTAATGCGTCGTCTGCGTTCATTTTCACCTTATCCAGTTGTTTTTTCCCCCGAGCCAGTTGTCGGGATTTTGAACAATACCCTGCGATTGCATGCCGGTCTGCTCTTTTATAGTTGTAACTTCGGGTATTTCGTCCTGTAAATACCTGACTTGCAGCAAGTCTGCCGCTAAAGCCCCGTAAACCTCGCAATCAAGGTAATGATTGTCAATATGTTGCGCTTTTGGCTTCCACACAAACCCGTTTTTCTCAGGGATTTTTTCTTCAGAACAAAGCTGCTCCGCATATTCAAGGTCGCAGCCGTCGTGTACCATAAACGACCCTCTACCGTTCGGACGGTTCAAGCGCGCCGCAATCATATCCTTGTATTGTCCGCCGTCAACGATGTACAATTTCAAGCCGTGTGCCTTTGAGCCGATGCGGTCAATGAGGCTGACTTTGTACCTTGATAACATCGGGCGCGACGAACCTTTTATCGGAATAAGCCAGTCCTGATTCATTACGCAAAGCTCGTAAACATCGTCTGTTTTGTTGCCATCGCCGGAATCAATCGCTGCGAGGTTAATTTGCATTAGTTCGCCGTTTTGCTTTTCAAACGGGCG